AAATCCAAACCTTTGCAGCGTCGATGGCCACGATGGGCGGGACTCTGGCGAAGATGACCGGCAAATCATTAGCGGCGTCTATAGCCGCGTTCTCCGGAACTCTCGTTAAGTTCCTGTCGAAGTCCCTGGCCGCGTCTATGGCAACATTCAACGGCGCGCTGGCCACCATCAGGACTAAAATGCTGTCGTTGGCCGCGTCCATGGCCACAATGTCAGGCGCTATTTCAAAGAGAACGGCCCACGGGCTCGCGGCTTCTATGGCTGCATTTGCCGGTGCAATGGGTAGATTCATTGGAGCGCCACTAATTGCATCGATGGCGACGTTTGCCGGTGCCGTCACCAAATTCACGTCCAAAACTCTTGCAGCGTCAATGGCCACTTTCGCCGGAACATTAACGACGATCAAGTCTAAATTGATGGCGCTTGCCGCGTCAATGGCCACATTCAGCGGCTCCATCACCAAACGCACACTGCACGGCATTCCAGCAACAATGGCGACGATGAATGCCACCATCACAAAAACCGTCGGTAAAGTGTTGACTGCGACGATGGCCACGTTTGCAGGCGCATTGGCTGGCGGCAGATCCAGAGTTGCGACGTTCGCTGCTTCGATGGCCACGATGTCAGCGGCCCTGATCAAACAGACGCAGAAATCATTGGTGGCGTCGATGGCAACGATGGCGGTCACGCAAATCAAATCCGCAGGTAAGGTGCTGGTGGCATCGCTGGCCACGATGTCGGCTGCAATAACTAAATCGATCAGCAAATCACTATCGGCATCGATGGCCACGATGAGTGGGGCTCTGGCGCACGGTACAGGTAAAGCAGTCGTGTTCATAGCTTCCATGGCAACGATGTCGGCGGCCCTAGGAAGATCCACATTGAAAACGCTGGTCGCATCGATGGCAACTTTCGGCGCAACTGTTGGTAAAGCCATTGCCCATGCGATAGCGGCGTCGATGGCTCTGTTTAGGGGGATATGGACATTCATTCTGTATCGCTTGGGAGCACCTGGGCTCGCCACCAGCAAAGCGACCGGCCATCCCATCACCAGCAAAACCACCAGACCAGACGTTGCTAGCGGTACATCAAATTTCTGGAAAGCAACTTCTAAGAACATATGAGCTATAACATTGGCGACACATCCAGAATAAGCGTGGCGTTTACCGATCTCAACAACAATCCGGTCGATCCGACCAACGTCACGCTCACCGTCCAAGTACCTGACGGCACGCAACCAGCGCAAACGTGGCCAGTCGGCAATATCGTTCGCGACAGCCTTGGCAATTTCCATTTCGATTTCGTGACGACCGTCGCCGGAATTCACACCTACGAATGGCTCGGAACTGGCACGGTGACAGTGACTAGCACCGGCAATTTCACGGTGAATCCGTCGCCGCTGGTCGTGTACGGCAGTCCGCTGGATCTGTGCTCGCTACAGGAAATCAAAGACTGGTTAGATCTCTCAGTGGACACGCAGGACCGCAAATTGTCGCGGCTCATTACGTCGGCCTCCACATTGATTCGCCAGAAGATTGAGCGCAATTTGGAAGCTGCGAGTTACACAGAAACCCGCAACGGCAACGGCGGAGACCGGATGGTATTGCGGAATACTCCTATCAATTCCATCGCTTCAGTGGTAGTCGACAGAGTGTCGGTGCCACAGTCGGACGGGGTGACAGCCGGGTGGACAAACGACAGCACAACAGTCTACATGGTGGACCGGCACCTGCTGCCGATAGCGATTTACCCGTACCTCAGCGGTGGTTTCGCTTTCAATCGCGGCTACCAGAACATCACTATCTCCTACAACGGCGGGTTCCAAGTGGTGCCGCTGGATCTGAAGCAGGCGGCCTTGGAATTGGTAACGCAGAAGTTCAACAGGTCGAAGCATTCAGACCAGAGGTCGCAATCAATCGGCGGCGAAGTGATCAGCTATTCCGAAAAGGAAATGCCAGATGAAGTGATGCTGGTCATCAACCGCTACAGACAGAGGTCCATGATAGCGCCATGATCAACATTGACGTTTCAGGGCTCAGCGAGCTAAACAGTTCACTCGTAGCCCAATCGGAAGGGCTCAACGAATCCGTGCATCAAGCGATGTTGCGCATCGCCATAGAAATGCAGCGCTATATCGTCATGGAGAAGCTGCAGGGACAAGTGCTGCATCACCGGACCGGACATTTACAGCGCAGCACCACGCAGGTGGTGGAAGAAAACAGCGTGAACAGTTGGACGGCCATCGTCGGCACGGGTCAGGAAGCTTGGTACGGCAAGATCCATGAATACGGAGGCACATTTACGGTCCGGGAGCATCTGGCCCGCAGCGTGAAAGGCGACCGGCACTTGGTCGCTGCACATTCAATCACGTTTCCGGTGCGCAGCTATCTACGGTCGGCGCTGGCGGATCGGCTGGAAGACATCAAGCGGCAATTGGCAGAAGCGGCGGTCGGGGCAATTGAATGATATCGGACAGAGAGAAGATCTACGATGCGCTGTTCCAAATTGGGGCCAAGGCACCGGGCCTTGTCACTACTAGCCGCAGAGCGCGGGTCTGGTCGCAAGTTCCGGCCTCCGAGCAGCCAGCGTTCTTTCAGCAGCAGATCAAAGAGGAGGTCCGTTCTACTTACGTCGGCATGCCGCACATTTGGACGTTGATCGTCGATTGGATCTTCTACATTTACGCCGGTGACGATCAGTTGGCAGTTATGTCCAGTCTCATGAATCCGATCCTCGATTACGTTGACCGCAATTTTCCGGCTCCGCCGATCAGGCCGGATCAGCCGCACATGAAGCAGACTTTGGGCGGTCTCGTCGTGGAGGCCAAGATCATAGGTGAGATTAGAACCGATGAAGGCGTCTTAGGCAATCAAGGCGTCGCCATCGTACCGATTCGCATATTAGCTTTGTAAAGGAGAATTCCCATGGGTTTCTACGTATTCGGCGTTGGTACGGCGGTTTGCAAGCCCTTTGGCCCAAACGCCGCTGCCAATCCTACGCCAATGCAATTGGGCACGATGCAAGAAATTACGGTGGACATCGCGGCTTCACAGAAGGAACTATTCGGTAAGCTGCAGTTTCCCGTCGCCATCGCTCGTACTCAAGGCAAGATCAACTTCAAAGCCAAATTCGCGACGTTCTACGCGAAGGTGTTTAACGATCTATTCTTTGGTGCCAGCGTCAATACCGGCAACCAAGTCATCGGCGTGATCGATGAATTGCACACGGTCACAGGCGGAACCGTCACGGTCACGGTTCCATCAGGCACTTTCAAAGAAGATCAGGGTGTCCGCGACGTGAATACTGGCATCGTCATGACCAAGGTATCAACAGCGCCAGCCGCTATGCAATACTCGGTCGTTGAATCAACGGGCGTCTACACGTTCAACGCGGGGCAGACCACGCCAGTGTTCATCACGTACAATTACACGGCGAGCAGCGCCACCACCGGCACCAACGTCCAAGTAACGAACAAACCCATGGGCTCGATGCCGACCTTCGAGACTTGGCTGTACAACAATCAATTCGGCAACAACATTGCGTTCCAATTCCCGAATTGCATCAGCTCCAAGTTGTCATTCAATTTCAAGAACGAGGATTTCGCGATTCCTGAGTTCGACTTCTCGGCGTTCAGCGACAACGCTGGCAACATCTTCTACGAGTACATGGATCAGTAGTAAATCTGGGGGCCGTCGGACGGCCCTCTAACAAATCCCCAACAATCTTAAGGAGACCAGCACCATGAAGGTCAAGTATCGAGGTGTGCCATTTGAAGATGGCGACGACATACTTATCGTGCCGCCTCTAAATTGCGCACAGCTACGCGATTTGGCGGCAACGCTGAAGCAGCACGACGACATCAAAATCCCGGAGGCCACCAATGGCGACATTGGCGCTACCATGGAAGCGGTGGGCCGACGACGTGATGTTCAAGTCATCATCGTTCACGCAGCTTTGACCCGCAATTATCCGGATATCACTGTCCAGAAAGTGGAGGAAGTGTTTGACGGGCGCACGCTAGGTCAAGCTTGGCAGGCGGCCATCGGCATCAACAACAGCGGCCAGCCCTGGGTGCGCGACTCGGGGGAAATGACGCCCGTAAGCGTGACCCAGACTTAAAGCATTGGGCAGACATCGACTGGCCTTACATTTACGGGCGAATTATCACAGTCACGGGTTGGCCGTGGGAATACATCGATGAAGAAATGACGCTGGAGCGGGTGCTGGTCCTGCTGCAATATTGGACCGAGCACCCACCTCTTCACGATTTGAAAGCGGCGCAACTCGGCCTCAGCAAAAAGAAGAGAGGCCGATGGATTTCGGATCCGCACGGTTTCATGAATGAGGCGCGTGCATCCGGATTTCAGGGCACCAGGGCCACGGAATCAATACCGGTGGAAGTACAGGAAATGATGAGGAAGCAAAAGAATGGCCGATAATGCTGTTGACATTCGGATAACCGCGACCAACGACGCGGCAACAACGTTCACGGAAACAATTGATTCCTCGGCTGCTCTGAGTGAACAGTTAGCGCAACTGGCCACACAAGTTGGCACGCTGAACGATGCTTTGCTTTCGCTACAGAA